ATGTTCTTTAGATCAGTCTCTCCGGCAGCGACAAGTGCAAGAGCAGCTGTTAGGAACGCTCTGCCCCAACTTGCTAGCATCTTCTTTAGGTCTTGGTTCATCTGTTCCTCCTAGTAACGGGATGTTAAAAAACTTCGAATCCGTATCGCCAGCCTTTGTAAAACTGATGTGGATGTGCTTGGTGTGCGGATTGACACCGGTGTATTTGCGCCACTTCCAGAGGCTTCGAGCGCTTGCAATCTTGTGATTAAAGATGACATAAGCAATTCGTTTATCTGACTTGGCTGCAATTCGAATCTGGTCGGCAACGTAAGCAGCTGTGGAGGCTTGTTTGTCGAAATCAGCATCGAGATCGATAGCGCGGACATACCCTGAATTAGGGTCAGGGTTATGATCGCTCTTTCGGGTTGAGTGCTTGGCGTCTCCGATTGTCCCGTCCGAGTCACGCTTTCGATCTGGATAAGCATCGTCTGCCTGTTCTCTTAGTTGGACAACTGATTTAGATAAACGTGGTTTCATTATCCCAGCAACAACTTTGCTTCATCGGCTGTAATGCCTAACTTGGCAAGTAATCGTTAAAATCTTTTAATTCCGATGAAGTCATTTCTCGATCAAGTACTTCACCAGTTGCAACATCGTGGATACGAATCATTGGATTAGTCATTATTTAACTCCATATACTAGAACTGTACCTGCGGAAAATGAACCGCCTCCGCTTGTCGTGATGACAAGTGATGAAATTGCCGTTGTTGTGCGAATCAATCCGCTTGTCTCAAAAGTCTCACGATGCGAGTTATAACGCAATCCACCGCCATAATAATTAAATGTCTTAAAACTTGTTGTTGAAGCATAATTGTCAATTTGGCAAGTAATTGCGTTTGCTGTATTTGATGACAAAAATGTTGGCTCTGGGATTAAATCTCCTTGATCAACTTTGTAAACAGTTGGTGCTGCTTGGGATGAATTGAAAGTCGTTCCAGTAATTGTGCAAATGCTTGATGTGTTATTTGGAACAATTCTTGGCTGATAATCTGCTGATGATGTTGCAGCAGAAATATATATAACTAAAGATTGGTAACTCTGTGAAATGCTTGAAATTGTTACGCTTGAACCTGAAAGCGTAGTAGTGCTTAACAATGTCATTCCACCAGCTGCTGGTGCAGCCCATGTTGGAACACCGCCGGCGACAGTCAAAACATTCCCAGTTGAGCCAATGCCTAAACGAGTGTTTGTATTAGCAGTTGATGAACGATACTCAATGTCGCCAAGAGTTGTCGATGGATTAAGTGCCTTGGTAGTTGTATCGATAGAGGAGCCGAGCGTGCGGATAGCAGCTGCGCCGTCCTTAACGAGGTCGGTATCGTCTGGGGTTTCCCAGGCGTAGTTAGTTGTTGTTGCCATGTTTCTCCTTTATCAGGCTACTATTGTAGCGTCAATCCATTCTAGGGTTGGGCTTAATGTGTTCCATGTCTCGGCTGCTAAGACTCCGTTCCAACGAGTGGATTGGAGGCTGTAAGCAGTTGGTGAGACTGTCAAAGTCAAATAAAGCGAGTTATAACCAGCGGTAAAAGTCCAGCCTTCGACAAAGCCCTGAAATTGTCCGTTAGTAATATTTGAAGGTAGATCGGTGATGTTTACTGGTAAGCCCATAAAAACCTCTAACAAAGCATCTCTATCGGCATCATCGATCTCTGGGCTTGCTAATGGGAAAGTAATTGACTTGAACTGAGCCTCTGGGAAAGCACGCAGTCCTAAATAAAACTCAGCCTGATCTAATGCGTCTGATCCATTTTCAAGTGAAGTTGTAATTTCATAAGCCTGTTGCCCATAAACAGCAATCGAAGCAGCATCTAATGCCGACTCCTGAGCGTTAGCCTTGTAAGTGATAGTCACGTTATTGCGGACATCACCTGAACGTTTTGAGGTTCTAATACCCCGAGCCAAAGCATGAGAACCAGTTAAATCCACATAGCCATTAGTAGCAAGATAAGAACTGCGATGAGTGCTATCGGCATAACCAATTCTGCCCTGTGAATCCTCAAAAAGGTAACCAAGTCCAGAAGTAGCCAAAGAAGATACAAGGCTGTAGATGTCTGTGGTATTTGCAGACCTAGCAGTTAATTCGTAATCGCCAGGTCGATCGATGTCTCCAAGTCCAGAGTTTTCAGCATCAGCCCAGGTTGTCGTTGCATTGTATCCAGCCCAAGTTTCAGCAGCTGGGACTTCATTCCAAGTATCAAAGAGCGCTTCACTAAGAATCGTGTAAATCTGGTCACCGTCAAAGTCTTTGCTTAAAACGCCTTCTGTGAGGGTTTTAGGCAGTTTGGACAAGGCACCCAAGGCAACTACCTTGATTCGTTCTGAAATAGACGTAGATGAGGCTTGAGTGACCTCTACGTCGATGTCTGTTACGTACCCACCAAAGAGATTCACAAAAGTACCAGAGGAGTCTTTGACCTGGATATTGATCTGGTCATTAACGTCCATCTCAATAGGAGACAGATCTAGGTTAAGAATCTCAACATTACAATAACCAGCGTAAGGTTGCGAATAAATGTCTTGGCGACCAGAGGTAATTGTGAGGTTGGAAAGCGTGAGGTTAGTGTAAGAGCCTCCACCATTGATCGTAAGGTTCCATTCAGGAGTCCATTGACTCATGCGATTAGAGCCGATCCAGGTCCACCGCCACCGCGATAAGAAGACTCATTAATAATCTCTACGATTTGACGGGCTACGCCTTCTTTGTCCAAGGCTCCAGTTACGTTGATGTTGTAAACAGGTGCCATTGATGCGTTCTCAGCCATGCGGAATCGACCAACATCAAAAGAGCCAGCAGCGACTGATGCAGCTGCTGCACTTGAAGCAACCTTGGCTACTGAACTTGTACTAGATGTTGTTCCACTTGTACCAGTCGATCCACCGCCTCCGGTGCTTGAAATGCTTGGCGCTGTGTAACTTGGAGTGCTTACCTTTGGCGCTGAAACTGTTGGTGTAGTAAATGAAGGCTTGGAAATGGTCGGGATGTTAGGCAAGATTGGTATTGCGTTATAAGCCTTAATTAAGGCATTGATTCCATCAATCGCTCCAGAGACAAGGCTACGGATTACATTGATAACTCCGCCCACGATGTCTACGACGCCAGCAGCAATCTTTGCCACGAATGTAATTGCTCCACCTAAAGCCACCGTAAATACTGGAACGATGTAATCCACGATAAATGAACCAAGTGCCTGAAAGGACTCCTTATTACGTTCGATTGCTTGCTTGAGTGGATCAAAGATTTTTACAAACTTTTCAAATCCTGGCACGACATTATTAACAATGACGTCAATCAATTTCTGAATGATAGGCAGAAGGTTATAGCCGATTGTTTCAACGCCTTCATCAAATGCTACTTTTAATCGATCCATACGACCTTGGAAAGTTTCAGCGTTCTTAGCAGCTGCGCCACCAAAAAGATCAGTTAGTTTTGTTTGAACTTGAGTAAAGGACATTGCTTTTAATTCAGCAGCAGTTAATCCAATACCTAGACGCCCAAGGGCTGCGCTGTTTCCATCATAAGCCTTACCTAGGCTGTTAGCGACTGCCTCTAATGGCTTGCCTGTTTGTGTGGAAATGTCAAGCGCAAGAGAGAGTAAGTCCTGAGCCTTTGATACGTTGCCAGTTGATAAAGCCAAGCGAGCAAGGGCTGGACGGAGATTGTCATCTGCCACGCCAGTAGCGCGAGCCATCTTATCGATGGAGTCTTCTGTAGCTGCAATCTGTGCCTTAGTTGCGTTAGTAGCGTTCTCTAATGCTGAGGCTAACTTAACTTGGCTTTGTTCATCGGCTAGTGCAGCCTTAACGCCATCAACGCCGATCTTAACTGCATAGGCTCCAGCAGCTGCAGCAGCCGCTAAAAACGCAGCCCCGGCTACTTTGCCAAACTTTTCTAACTTGCCAGCAGAATCTTCAACATCACCGTTGGCTGCTTTTAACTTCTTATTAAGATCATCGACGTCAGCAAGGATCGAGAGTTTAAGGGTTCTATTACCTGCCATTAATCCCACTCCTTCAAAATCTGACTAAATGCTTCTTCCCACTTCTGTACTAACTGAGGCTGAATCTGACGCAAGGTTGGGTAAATGAAATAACCCGAGTTGCCTCTGCCTTTGTTAGGCGTACGCTTTGGGAACTGCTTAAATCTATTAGATCCAAACTCCATACCGTAAAGTAGGTCAAGAGTTGAACCGCCACCGCTGAACTTCTGGCGAGCAAAGCCGTAACTGAACTCACCGATCTTTGAAGTCTTGCTTACCTTAACTCCATCAGCAATACGGCGAGCAGCAGTCCCTGAAACCGTACGAGTCGCTGCTGCGATCTTAATCTGTTGAGAAGCATACTCAGCAAGATTAGAAGATTCCTTTTTAGCAGCTTCAACGGCTTCATCTGACATACCTTTAAAAGCCCTGGTAATACCGCGTAGATCTGTTTTGTCATAAGCGATCTTGACTTCATCTGCCATCCGATCGCTCCTTCAATATATCTATCGCCGTTAAAATGTCGTCTGCGTCCTCCCAGTATTGCATCGGTATCCCCGTCTCTATTGCTAGATTAACGAGGATCCGCCTTATGCTTCCTGGTTGGTGGCTTTTGGGCTATCGTCTCCGACCGTTACGTCAGCAACTGTCTCAGACCAAATGTCGTAAGACTTAACAGGCTTTCCGGCGTTCTCTCGCTTGTAAGCGTTATAAGCCAAAAACATTAAGTCCCAGATTCCGATTTTGTCGTTCGCCTGAGAAATCGTGTTGCCTGTTGCCTTCTCCCACTTTGCCCACTCAGGAGGCTGAGCAGTATAAGTTGCTTCGTCGCCTGAGTTATATGTAATTGTTATTGGTAGTTTCATCTAGTGCTCCCGTTTGTTAGATTTTAACTGAATGTGTCTGCTGGTGTTCCAACTACTGTTAGCGCCCAAGTGTCAGTCTGTGCTCCTGGAGCACCGCCACCGACTGTTGGGTAAACAGGCAATACGTTGCAAGCAAAGACTGCGCCTGTAACTGCTGTTAGTGATACTGCAAGTGTAGTGTTTGGATTCGCATCAGCTGCGAGCCACATTGCTTCGAATAGTGATGATGTTGCACCCCAGTCAGCAAGTAACTCTACGTTGAGAGTCCATTGATCGTCTGTGTGCTTGTAAGCCTTGCCATCGAGAGTCTGGTAGACGTCGATTGTTGGGCTGTTCACGAGAGTCACGCTAGTTGTCTGAGCATCGTAATTA